TCTTCGACAAACTGGTGTCAAGAGTTCCCAAAGTGCAAGAGGAACCGGCATCGTCGCTGGACTATTGGATAACAAGAGCCAAAGCCAGCGGTAAGACTGCTTCTCAGATTGAGTCAGTTGTGAGAAACTACCAAGATGAGACCCAGCCATGGGACAAGCATTCCATGTTCAATAAATTTGAGGACAGTTTGAAGCATGCCGTGGAGGAATTGGGCTTGACTGACGAAGAAGTTGATCTTCTGAAGTCAAGACTGATCATGACAGTTTCAGACAAGGCTCTGGTCGACACAAGCCCAATGCTGTTGATCTATGAGGCCATTCTCAAAGCACTACACCGCTTCCATCTCAAGAATGAATCGCCAGAAGACGCTATCGCCAAAGTTCTCAATGTTGTCTCAGGAGAGCACATGGTGGCAGATGCATCCAGTTTTGAACTGTTTGTAAGCTGGAAAATTCAAATAAGCATAGCCAAGTTTTATGAACGGCTTTGTGCGAGAGATGGATATGCCAAGACCTGGTCAGCTTATCATCGGGTCAATAGTTTGGATTCATATGCACCCTTTCTGAGGACTCTCAAGAGAAATGGGTGGCAGTTCAAGATTCAGTCAAGGAAGAGTGGAGATGGATGCACTTCAGCCGAAAACACATTGTTGACGGTTGTTGTGCAGGCATTTCTAGCTTACAAGACGAAAGGTTGGACGCCATCGGATTCCTTAGAGAAGCTCAGTTTGGTTGCCGAAGGGGATGACGTTGTCACAGATACAACCCTTTGGAAGCCGGATTATGGTATTGCCCACGCACTTGCATATAACTTATCTCAGGATGTCAAGGGAACGCGCCCAGGAGACACTGACTTTTTGAGAATAATGTGGGTAGACGGAAACAAAATTTTAAATATCGGAAGAAACCTGAAGGTTTTGTGGGTCATGGCGCAGAATGCGGATAGACTCAAGACCTCGAAGCAGCTCGGTCTTCTTAGGCAGAAGGCTTTGTGTCTGCATCATCAACACCCAAATCATCCAGTCTTGAGTGGATTAGTCTACTATATCGGACTGAGGACGCGCGGGGTTTCAACAACTTTTAAGAATATCAACAAGTATCTAAACACATGGAAAGGTGAACACAATATTTCTGAAGACCGTTCTAAAAAGAATGGCCGTCTCACCTTCCCAGTGAACTTCTCTTCCAACGATGTGGAT